TAGAATTATTGAAAAAGGTTATGCAACTATAACTGATTCTAATTCTCCTTATACAGCAGTTGCAGGGGCACAAATTTTTGCAAATACAACAGCTAACCCAATTACAATAACTTTACCTGCTTCCCCGGCTGTAGGTGATGAAGTTAGTATTATAGATACAAGAGGAACTTTTGGATCTAATAATTTAATAGTAGATAGAAATGGTCAACCTATTAATACAGGTACTAGTAATCTTACATTAACTACAAACGGTCAATCTATTACTTTAGTTTATGTAGACTCTACTAGAGGTTGGGCTTATAAAACAAACACAGCATAGGAGCTAAAATATGGCTCTTCAACAAATTAAATTTGCGCCAGGAATTGACAAACAGGATACTACTGTTGGTGCAGTAGGTCGTTGGGTTGATTCAGATAATGTTAGATTTAGATATGGACTTCCAGAAAAAGTTGGTGGTTGGCAGTCTTTACTTGGAGATACTATTGTAGGTGTAGTTAGAAAACAATTTGCTTTTGTAGATTTAGAAGGCAATAGATATGTAGCATTAGGTACAGATAAATTTTTATTAGTTTATTTTGAAGGTCAACTTTTTGATATTACACCTTTAAAAACTAGTATCACAGGTGCAACACTTTCAACAAATTCTACAACAACTGTTACTATAACAACTTCAGCCGCACATGGAATAAGTGTAGGTGGTATAGTTTTATTTGACGCTGTAACTTTACCAAGTGGTACAGGTTTTTCAGCATCAGATTTTGAAGATAAGAAGTTTCAAGTTATTAGCGTTCCAACTCCAACAACTTTTACAATTACAATGGGATCAGCTGCAACGGGTACAGTATCAACGGGTGGTAGTATTACTTTAAAACCTTACGAGCCTGTGGGTCCGGCAGAACAATCTTATGGTTATGGTTTTGGTATTGGTAACTATGGTGGAACAATTACCGGTGTTGTACAAACAGAATTAAATGGATCACTAAGCGCAGATACTGCTGGTACAGGTGGGTCGGGGACCGCTGTTACTGTAGATTCAACTACTGATTTTCCATCTGCAGGAACAATTGCAATAGCAAATGAATTAATTACATATACATCAAAAAATTCTACACAATTTTTAGGTATTACTAGAGGCACAAATGGAACAGCAACTCCTGGTACATCAAATGGTCAAGCTCACAGCACTAATGCTGTAGTTCAAAACGCAACTAATTTTACAGGATTTGGTAGTGCGGTTGAAGCATCAACGGTTACATTAGAACCAGGCCTTTGGTCACTTAATTCTTTTGGACAAGTTCTTGTAGCGACAATATTAAATGGTAAAACATTTACTTGGAATGCAGGGATCGCGGCTAGATTTACAACAAGAGCATCAACAACTACAACTACTTTTTTAACTACAAATAATCCAACTGCAACACGAACAACTTTAATTTCACCAACAACAAGACACTTAATTCATTTTGGAACTGAAATAACTATTGGAACTCCATCTACACAAGATGATATGTTTATTAGATTTTCTGCTGATGAAAGTATTAATGAATATACCATAGAAGCTGTTAACACAGCAGGTTCACAAAGATTACAAGATGGTACAAAAATTGTAGGAGCTTTGGTTGCAAAAGAAAATATTCTAGTGTGGACTGACAATGCATTATACACAATGAAATTTGTAGGTGCGCCTTTTACATTTGGCTTTGAACAAGTAGGAACTAACTGTGGATTAATAGGACAGAACGCTGCAATTGAAATTGATGGTGTTGCTTATTGGATGGGTAATAATGGTTTCTTCTCGTTTGATGGTACAGTTAATACTTTACCTTGTAGTGTAGAAGATTATGTATTTGATGATATTGATACAACTAAAGGTCAACAAATTAATGCAGGTATTAATAATTTATTTACAGAAGTTGTTTGGTGGTATCCTGCAACAGGATCTGATTTTAATAATAGATATGTAGTTTACAACTATGGTCAAACAACTCAACCCGTTCCTATGGGTAATTGGTATACAGGTACAAACACAAATTCAATTAGAACAACTTGGATTGATTCATTAGTATATCCTAGACCTTATGCAACAGCATTTAATAGTTCTAACACAGGAACATTTCCTGTAATTATAGGTGAGACAGGATTAGGTCAAAGCGTATTGTTTGAACATGAAATAGGAACAGATCAAATTAATCCAAATGGAAGTACAACAGTGTTAACTTCTTTTGCACAATCTTATGACTTTGCTTTACAAACAGATCAAGGTATTGGAGAATACTTTTTAGCTATGAGAAGATTTCTACCTAACTTTAAAAATTTAGTAGGAGATGCACAAGTTACTATTTCAGTAGCTGATTACCCTGCAGATCCTAATACAAATACAGCTTTAAGTCCCTTTACAATTACTTCAACTACGACTAAAGTAGATACAAGAGCTCGTGGTAGATATGCAGCAATTAAAATTGCAAATATAGGATCAGGACAATCTTGGAGATTTGGTACATTTCAAGCTGACCTACAACCAGATGGAAGAAGATAATGACTAAAGTAGTAGTAAGATTACCAGAACCAAAAAAAGAATATAGTGAAGATAATCAAAGACAAATTAATAAAGCATTAACTAATATTATAGAACAATTAAACTCTACATATTTAACACAATTAAAAGAAGACTCTGAAAGATACACTTTCTTTGGATTAGGATAAATGGCAAATATATATAAAAATGATAAAGTAAGTTTAACAAATACAGATCTTACAACTTTGTATACAGTACCCTCTAACTCTAGAGCTATTGTTAAATCTATAAACGTGGCAGAGGATGCTGCAAGTACAGCAGTTGTAAAAGTAACTTTAACTAATGCATCAGGCACAGCTTTTGTAATTGACAATGATGTTAATTTAACTGCTGGTTTAAAAGAACAAGTGTTAACAGAACCTTTGATTATGGAAGAAAATGAGATACTAAAAGTGCAAGCGGCTAGCGGAGCGGTGGACGTGGTTGCATCAATATTAGAAATAAATAGAGAGGACAGATAATGTCATTTGTAGAGACAGAAGCTTCAGTTAGGTATGAGACAATTAATGGTAAAAAAGTACCAGTAATTACACCTAAATGTGAAGTAACATTAACTAATACAGAAACAGGTCAAGAATATATGTCTGACGCAGAAGCATTAGCAGATGTACAAAATACAGATACAGCTACTAAAGCAGAACACATAAGAAGAGACGTTAAATTAACCGTAGAAGAGATAAATTTAGGAGCAGGTAGTAATATATTCTAGATTGACTAGAGGTAAAAAAACAAGTAAAATGAAAGATACTGGCTTAAATCAAGAGTAGCCATCTTGCATTTCACTTATATAACACAATAAAAATTATGGGATTTTTTAAAAAAGTATTCAGACCAGTTCGTAAAATAGCAAAGAAGATTATACCTAAAGAGATTAGGCCAGCATTACCTTATCTAGCAGCGTTTTATGGTGGACCAGCAATGGCTGGTTCTAACACTTTTTTAAGTGGTATAGGTAACGCAACTTTAAAAAATGCTATTTCAAAAGGTTTAATTGCAGGAGCTACGGCAGCAGCTACTGATGATGATGCAAATATTTTAAGAACAGCAGCATTAGCTGGTGCACCAGATTTAATTTCTGGAGGATTAGGAAATGTAGCAGGAAGAATAGATCCTAATCTTATAGCTGATTCAGATAGTTTTGTTCAAATAGGTGATATGGCTGCAAAAACAGCAGGTACATTATCAAGAGCATCTGAAGGAATTAAAGGAGCTAGTGCATTAAAAACAATTGGTGCACAAACATCAATAGATTCAGCTGCAAAATTTGCAGAAATTAGACAAGATGAAATAGATCAGTATAATAGAAATTTATTAGAACAAGGTGTAGCTAGTAAAGTAGATAGAAGAAAAGCAATTTTTGGTATTTATAAAAATGCTGGTTATGATGATGATTATGTTAATACTATGTTAGATACATATGGTTACGCAGATGGTGGTAGAATAGGTTATGCAAATGGTGGATATAGAGGTAAAGCAGAAGAAGCTTTAGCTAATGCAAGATCGATAAATGATGTAATGCCGGCTTTTTTTAAAAAAAGACCAAAGAAAAAAACTGAAATTGTTAAAGTAGAGGATGATGATGAAGATGAAGAAGGTAATAAAAAAAGTACAACGTTTAATATTAACATACCAAAAAATGAAAGTTCTAATTTAGCTGGTGGTTTAATGGCAGCAATGGATGGTGTTCAAAAAGCATATGGTAGAAGTTTTGGAGAAATGGAACCTGTACCTATGATGAGATTTGCTGGAGGTGGTGAAGTAGAAATAGAAGAAGAAGGAATAATGA